AGAGCACTATTACTGTGCCCTGTTGTGTTTGCCTGCATTGAAGCTCTACCTACAGCAACATTACTGTGTCCTGTAGTATTAGCTGTTAATGCTTGTGTACCAACTGCTGTGTTGTTATTTGCTGTTGTAGTGGCATTTAGTGCGTCATAACCGACTGCAACATTATTATCTCCTGTAGTATTAGAAGCCAGAGCAGCAGTACCAACTGCTGTATTTACAGAGCCTGTAGTGTTTGCACCTAAAGTGGATGCTCCTAAGGCAGTATTACTTGATGCTGTAGTGTTAGCATCTAGAGCATCAGCACCTACAGCTACATTTGAAGAACCTGTTGTATTACTAAGTAATGCGTTTTTACCAATAGCTGTGTTACTACCACCAGTTGTATTTGTCCATAGTGCTTGATAACCAAGTGCACTATTATAATCTGCTGTGGTATTATTAGCTAAAGCACCTCTACCCAGTCCTGTATTTTCAGAACCTGTCGTATTATCTGTTAGAGCATTGTATCCAATAGCTGTATTGTTATCTGCTGTGGTGTTTGCGTCTAAAGCATAACCTCCTACTGCTACATTTGTAGTACCAGTAGTATTAGCAGTCATTGTATTATATCCAATCGCTACATTATTAGAAGCCGTTGTATTAGCTGCAAGCGCTACTCTACCTATTGCAATATTATAACCACCTGTAGTATTAGCTCCTAAAGAATCATTACCTAAAGCTACGTTACTGGTTCCTGTGGTATTAGCATCTAAGGCATAACTACCTACAGCTGTATTATGATCAGCTGTAGTGTTAGCAACTAATGCGTTTTTACCAACAGCAATATTACTATCTCCTGTCGTGTTTGCTCCTAAAGCATTATCACCTAACCCTGTGTTGTAATCACCAGTGGTATTAGCATCTAAAGAGCTTTGACCTAAAGCAGTATTGTTTGATCCTGTTGTATTTGATAATAAGGCTTGTGTTCCTATTGCTGTATTATCTCCAACAGTGGTGGCTGCTAGAGCATTATATCCAAAAGCAGTTCCGTTGTTTCCTGTTGTGATTGCACCAAGTGCATTATAACCTATAGCTGTATGCCAAGTCCCTGTTGTGTTAGCGTCTAAGGCTTGGTAGCCTACAGCTACATTTGAAGCACCTGTGGTGTTTGCATATAGAGCATTTGAACCAACGGCTGTGTTATTACTAGCTGTGGTGTTGGATCGTAAAGCATCCCTACCAATTCCAGTATTATCAGCACCTGTAGAGTTCAAACCTAATGAATCTACCCCAACGGCCGTGTTGTTATCTGCTGTAGTGGTAGTAGATAAAGAAAAATATCCGATTGCTGTATTACCATCGCCTGTTGTTATAGCATCTCCAGCTAAACTTCCAACTGCTACGTTTTGTGTACCTGTAGTGTTTGCGCTTAAAGCAGATGTACCAACTGCGGTGTTGTTATCTGCTGTGGTATTTGCGTCTAAAGCATTAGCGCCTAAAGCTACATTTGAAGCACCTGTGGTGTTACTAAGTAATGCGTTTTTACCTACAGCAACATTTGAAGCACCTGTGGTGTTTGCACTTAGTGCATCATATCCAATACCTGTATTGTTATCTGCTGTGGTGTTTGCATCTAGGGATTGATAACCAACTGCAACATTTGCAGTCCCTGTCGTGTTTGCTGTTAAAGCAAAAGAGCCAACAGCAGTATTATCACTAGCTGTCGTGTTTGCATCAAGAGCATTATGACCAATAGCTACATTATCATCCCCAGTTGTACTTACAAGTAAGGCATTATTACCAACAGCAGTATTTTGTGCACCTGTGGTATTAGCACTTAAAGAGGTTTTACCTACGGCTGTGTTATCACTTCCTGTTGTACTTGCATCTAAAGCAAATGCTCCGACTGCTGTGTTATCTGTCCCTGTAGTGTTTACTAATAAAGCAGACGACCCAATAGCTGTATTATCTCCCCCTGTTGTCGTTCCTCCACCTGCATTGTCTCCAACAAAAGTATTGTCTGACCCTGTGGTAACGGCATCACCTGCTGAATCTCCAATAGCTACGTTGTCTGTACCTGATGTGTTTGCTCCTAAAGCATTGGAGCCAATGGCTACATTGTTTGAAGCTGTTGTCGCAGCATCCAGAGCAGCAGAACCTATTGCTATATTGTCTGCACCAGTTGTTAGTGCTCCGCCTGCTCCATCACCAATTATTGTATTGTCTGAACCTGTTGTTAAAGCATCACCAGCTTGAAAACCGACTGCCACATTGTCAACACCAGTAGTTGCAGCAGTTAATGCTTGATAGCCAACCGCTACATTGCCAGCATCTGCACCAGCGTTTAATGTTGCTAATGCTGCTGACCCTATCGCTACGTTCTGTCCATTTCCATCTTCAGTAGCTAGTGCGCCAGAGCCAACCGCAGTATTATCACCACCAGTTGTTATTGCGCCACCAGCGTTATCACCTATTAAAGTGTTATCAGAACCTGTTGTTAAAGCATCACCAGCAGAATCCCCTACAGCCACATTATCTGTTCCTGTCGTTAAAGCGGTTCCTAGTGCTCCACTTCCTAATCCTACGTTACCTGTTCCCCCTGTTAAATCCAGGACATCTGTAACCGCTGCGCCTGATCCTGCACCATCAGCGACAATCATTTTAATACCACCATTAGGTATAACTACATTTGATCCTGTACCTTGTGAAAGTGTTACTGTGTCCCCCGCTGAGTTCTGAATTATCCAGCATTTATTTACTGTGTTAGGTGCTAAAGTTACAGTACAGGCTTGTGATAAAGAACCTGTAAGGGTAAGGGCCAACGCTCTAGCTGCATCGCTAGTTCCATCTGCCATAGTAATAGTTCCAGTAGAGGCATCAGAAAGTGCTTCAGAGCCGCTACCAAAAGCTTCTCCAATTAATTCTAAATTTGTATTAGTGGAAGTTCCCCACGTTCCAGATTCATCACCAGTGGCGATTTCTTTTAATCTTAGGTCGTTTACGTATGTTGCCATGTCTTATTCTCCGCAAAGTTTATCATATACTATTTAAGCTGCAATGTCTGTCCAATTTGGTGCTTGACTATCATCTACATCACTCCAACTAGGGCTTTGTGAATCACTAATTCCTGTCCAACTTGGATCTTGTGAATCATCGATTATACCCCAAACTAATAGCTGGCTAATACCACCAGTTCCTACTATTCCTGTAACAGATATATTAGCTTCACCAGTTTGTGTTACATCCCCTATTTGTCCCTTACTCAGTAAGTCATCATCACTTATACTTATAACTGCTCCACCTGTAGGTGTAACACTATTAATTGCTGAAGTGCTTGTAACGGCACTAACACTTACATTTGCTACTCCTGTAGCCGTTAAAGAGCCTACACTTCCCGTTGATGTAGCTGCTGTTGGGTAAACATTTGCTACTCCTGTAGCTGTTAAAGAGCCTACACTTCCTGTGCTCGCACTCTGAGTAACGGATATTATGTTATTTGTTATTAAGCTTAGAGATCCTAAAGCTGAAGATCCTGCTACACCTGTAGGATATACATTAGCGTCTCCACTAACTGTTTCCTCTCCTTGTGAAATAGTGGAAGCAGAACCAGAAACACCGACTAAAGCAGCTCCATTTGCTACAACAGTGCCTATAGCACCTGTTCCTGCTACTCCAGTTAGTTCTACGGATAAAGGGGTACTCCAGGCACCTGATCCCCAGGCACCTCTGCCCCATCCATTAATATTAGCCATTGGCTAATCCTCTTAAGCGATTCTAATTACAGCATTACTAGCGTCAGCAGTTGGGAAAGATATTGTAAAGCTCCCTGCTGTAGAGGTTTTATTCCCTCCAAAATCAAATACAGCTACTGCAGGATCTCCTGAAGCAGAGTCATTATAAATCATGCACCCTCTTGCTGTAATTGTACAAGTACCAAAAGTCAGATCACTAAAATCTGTGTACGCAGTTGTTCCAGATGTTGTTGGATTAACATTCGTTAATGCCGCTCCACCTGCCGTGTAGTTGGTACCTGTAGCTTCTTGGCTAGTTGAATACGCTGTAGTAGAAGCACTCATAGTAGCCGAGCTTGTATATAAAGCTAATTTAAAGGTGTTACCACCAGATGCTTTAAAGTTATGTACTGCTTGCAAAAGTTCACTTTTGAAAGAAGTACACATTGCTTGTGTAATTGCCATTACAGTCTCCTAATAATTTCAGCTAGGTCTTTTTGACCTTGTTTCTCTAACTGATTACATATTGTACAAATGTGATTGTTAATCGCTTCTTGCATGTAATACATAATCACGTTTTTGCATACTTCTTTAAAAGCATGTGCTTGTGCCCTTATGGGTGCAGGGGCTTCATCACTAATAGAGACTATTTTATTCGTCGCCATTTCTGCGACCTCCTCTACTGTATGTCCCCTGTGGTTCGTTGTCTTAACGCCCAGGTTTCCGACAGTTAAATCTGATTCTAGTGAAAACATTAATATTTATTGGGCTCCACAATTAAACCTTCTTTAACCTGACCATCTTTTCTTCCAACTAATCCTATAGGAATAGCTTGCTGTTTCTCTACTTCTGACCATTTACAAATCCTCAGTTCGTTATCAATATAATAAGTTACGTATGGATCCTCTAGTCGATGATAACCATACATTTTTTCCTGTATTGGAACATCAGCATCTAAAAGTCCAGATGTCAGTGCAACTTGAACAATAATACCTTTATCCATACATTTTGCCAACCAAAACTCACAGCAAGCTCTACCTTGTTCTGCAAAATGTAAATTACCTTTATAACTAAAATCTGCTCCAAACATATTAATACTTCCAACCTTATTCCATAAGGCAAAAGCAATGGCATATGCAATGGTGTTGCTAAAATAACCACAACCTAAATCTGTGACTATATCTTCAATAGGATATTCTTGTAATGCAGGTACTCTTTTGTCTAACTCACAACTATAAATTGGGTAATCTACAGTCGGTAGAGTTTCTTGCATAATCTGTGTCATATTACCTGCATCATCTGTATCAAAGAATCTACTTACAGGGTCCATAATAAAAGCTCTATCTACTTTCTTTATTACGCTTATCATGGCATTGATAGCCCAAACTTCATCAAATTTTTTACTATGGGTTATCATCCTATGGTAGTCGAGTTGACTATTTCCCATAGCAATTATTGCTATGTTTTTACCTTCTAGTCCTGGAATTGGGTTCATGTAGTTGGGATTCTTACTTGGTCGTATCTATACTGACTATGTGTACCTGCGCCTTCAGTAGTATTTTTTAATCTTTCTATTCCGTCCTGGAACCGTTGCTCGTATAAAGCTATCTCTGGAGGATCCATTTTTAGAAAAATAGCTGCTTCTGCTAAACACCCATACAATAAACAATTAGGAGCATTTTTTGAAATCCATGTAGTCCCACTATCCCCAGCAGCTGTTAATGAAGCTGGTCTATAAAAATAATGTAATTCAAAGGTATAGTTTGCGTCTGGAGTAGGAGCTAATATAAAAGTATCTCCATCAAATTCTGCGTAATACTTAGGCCTACCTGTTACTGAACCAGATGTTGCTGGTTTATAAGATCTTATAAAACTGACTTGCTTTAAATTTAAGTAATAATAGGTACTACTATCAATAACAGCTAAACTAAATGGTGCTAAAAAATCACTTGGCATTCCAAGATAGACATTACCTGATGCTGCTGTACCTGTAACATTCTTTCTAAACTCATCTATCCAAACATCTTTTAAAATACGTTCTTCTGCCTCTTTAATAATAGTATCTAAAGAATTGACAAAAGTAGTTTCAGAACTGTCCACATAATTCTGAATTGCTGTTTTTAGTCCGCTATATGTAAAGCTCATTATACTGGTCCTGCTGTTACTGTACTTCCACCACCAGTTACATCTCCTACTGAAGCTGTTCCTGTTGAAGTGAAATTATACTCATTTGTATCTACTACTGTTATTGTATATCCACTTGCACTCTCAAGTACAGTAGTTGTTACTCCATCAAAAGCTTCTGTGGATCTAAAACGTACTGTATCACCAGTGGTTCTATTATGCTTAAATTCAGTAACGGATATAATGGTATTAGCACCCGCTGCTCCACTTCTAAAAGGATCTAAAGGTAATAAGCTTTGAGCGGGTCCAACAGAAACTAATCCTCCTCCCCCGCGTTCTCCAGAAGTTCCTGTACCAGATACCGCACTAAAAGTGTAGGTATCATCATTTACTTTAGTAATGGAGTACCCATCGGGATCTTCTAAAGCTCCTGTAGTAAC